TTAGTACTAACAGATTCTTTACTTCTGTTACCCGGAACTGTTATTTCTGCGTATATTTTCTTCTCTACTGAGCTCATACTGTATTTACCTTAATTTTAATCACCAACAAACACATCAGGAGATCCTTGAGCTGTTTCTGGGCCGCAATGAGCTCCGCCTGCTGATGGACATAAACTGTCTGGATTTGCTCCATCTGGTGTGTGATTTACTACAAGTAAGTTATTAATAAAAACTTTTTTTGATCCGGCTATTAACGCTCCTGCTCCGTGACTATTTGGATCGTTGTTAACTGATACTAATAAATTATTAGCATACACTTTGCCTTGTCCTGCAACTACTGTTGTTGCTCCACATGATCTTGCATCACTATGTCTGTGTATAGCTGGCATTATGTTGGTCCCATTGCAGCAGAGCCAGGTGCTTTTTCTGCACATTTCTTTTTCATTGTATCATTCTGAGCTGCTTTTAACTCTGCTTGTGCTCTAGTATCTGCAACTGATGTAGATGTTGTACCTTTAGCTGTTCCTGTTGGATTAACAATAGCAAGAGTAGCATCAGTGTTTATAGGAGTATGTGCATTAGGAAGATAGTTTTCGTGTCCTGCCCAGGGTTCTGCCTGCGGTGATCTTGTTGGAACTTTGGCTGCCCCTGCTTTGGCTGCTGGAGGACCGTTCATATCAATTTTATCTGCTGTTTCTAAATGATGTTTACTTGTAATATTACTTGTACCTCCACATGTAATCTTACCATCTTTACCTACCATTATTTCCCAATTGCCAGCTACTGCTGTTTGTTTGATATCAGTTGCAGCTGTAAGGTTAATATTTCTGCCAGCTGTAAAGTTAATATCTCTATCAGCGGTAATATTATAATCATTCTCTGTATGCACACTTACGCTATCTTTAGCATAAATGTCTATTTTACCGTTTGAAGTTAATTCTATCCAAGTTGTGCCTCTTGCATTTCCAATATAAATTAAATCTTCAGAATTATGCATTAGAATTTGATGCCCGGTTCTTGTTTTTAAGCGTATTAGTTCGTTTTGAGGAATTGCAGGATCACCTCCCATTTCCATACTTTCTACATTTGCATATTCTGGGCCTGAAGTTGACGCTGAACCTTTACGTAAAAAGTTGGCGTCGCCATCGTCCATAACAAACGAAGAACCGCCTAATCTAGATGCTGGCACTTGTGTCTGAGAACCAAGATTACCATATTTAAATTTTGGGGCGCCTTTGCGTCTGTCATATGGTCCTGGTGTGTTCCAACCAAAAACCATACTTGGCAATTCTCTCCTAGCACTAGAAGAACTTACTCCTCTTGTATTATCTTCAATTAGTCCTGCTGATTTTAATTGTGCTTCGAGGTCAACATTTACAGGTTTTACAAATTTTGTAGGGTCCTGTCCTTTATGTTTTTTTAATTTTTTATTATATTCACCTACTGGAAGATTTTTTGTTTTATCTTTATCATTGAAAGTTGTAGATGCATTTCCTGGAATTTGAAAGTTCATATATTCATCAGGAACACATCCTAACCAATATCCCATATTAATCTTGCCTTCAACAAATATTACTAATACTAAATTTCCTATATCAGGTGGCACCGCCCACATACCATAACTTTGCTGCGAATACTTGTACCCTTCATTATCGCTATTTGCTTCGTAAGGCGTTACTCCGTAGAAACCTGGCAGGTATTTTACTTGTGCTGTTTGACCAGTAGTAGCTGTGTTATTTCCTTCTTCAGAAGTTTTAAGAATTTCAACTTCTAACCCGCCCATATAACTAGTGTCAAGATGACTTACTATTCTAGCTAAAAATGGACCTGGATCGCCTTTTAAGTTAACACTACTAGTTCTTGATTCTACTGCCATTACATGCCTCCATGATCAATTTGATTTTCTTGGCCGCCTTCAATATAAAGTGCATTTTCAGTATCTGTAGACTGTTGTGGATTAGCCGGAGGATTAGTAATTTTCATACCAGCTGGCCCATCAATTCCTTGCTGTGCTGGACTTTTAGATTTCTTAGGTTCTTCTTGATTTCTTCGTCTAACTAAACTTAAAGTTTGTTCAAATTTCCCGCCACTAAACTCGCTTGCTACTCCTATACATTGATATAACCCGCTAAATGCTTTTGTTGGTACTGTCTTACCGTTGAACTCCATGAATCCGCTTTCGTTTAAATCAAACGGAGTTCTAAAATTTAAAATACAATCAATTTCAGAACTTTGAAAATCAGCACTTCCGTCTTTTGTTATATTAATAAATTCTGTTTGTTCTGCTGTGTAATTTCCAGCACCACTATCATTAAGCCAAAAAGGATCTCCCCAAATTTTTAAATCAACTTTTATTAAATCAGCTGGACTATCTAACAATGCATCGTTAAAATCTCTAGCAACCTGTGTTTCGCTCCATTCTTGACCTCCGCCGCCTGTTGGTGCAACAGTTCTCTTTGCTTTTTCTGAAGTTTTAGCAATTCCTTCTGCAGGAAGAACTTTTGCATCACCGGGATTTTGTAAGTTTAATCCTTCTTTATCTTTGACTACAGCAGAGCCTTGTGATCCTGTTTTACTATCTTTTGATGCTTGTCCTCTTTGTGCTCCAATACCAACAAAGAATGCATTATTAAATGTAATATCAAAATCTAACACATCTTTATTTTTACCAGTGTATATATAATTATATTCCTTAGCAGCTTGTAACTTTAGCTCTTCTATTTTTGGGCTTGGTTTACTAGGCGAAGCAAGTCGAGAAGCATGTACTTTATAAGGTACGACTCTATATACAAATACTTTAGGATTTTTACCAGTAGAATCTACAGTTGCTGAATCATTTGATTCAAATACTTGAGATTCAATTTTAAACCAGTCTACCATATTATTTTTGTCGGTATTATTAGCACGGCGTTTTAAATCTCTACCGTATTCGCTTGCTATTATAATTTCTTCAATGATATCTTGTACTTTTGTGCCAGCCTTAAATTGAAAAGTTCTAAGTGTTTCTGGTACTTGGCATTTTGCTCTACATACTACTCCGTTAGGCATTGTTGCAACATTAGGTTCTGTTTGCGGTTTTGTTCCAGAATCGTTCTTTGACTTTACAATTTTTGCTTGCCCAATAGAATTTATATTCTCTGGGTTTTCTGCAAATTTTCTAATAGTTTCTCCAACTTCGGATCTTTGGATTGTGATACCTAATAATTTATCTATAGTTTCATCAAACTTCTTAGGTACCTCACCTGCTTGTATTCCAGCAATACTTTGAAATATTTCTTGCTTTCTTTCTTGACTTAAACTTTTTATATCTCCTTGTGCAGGCGTTGAAGTAGTTGCACCTGTTGCAGATTCGCTAGGTTTTCCTAGTATTGACTCTTTAGCACTACTCCTTTCTTTTGGAAACATAACAATATATTGATCTGTTTTATTGACTTGTTTTGCTTCTTTACCTTTTAATAGTCTTTCATTTAATATGCTTGTTAAACTTTTGCCGCCACTTTGTAAAAGTTCTTGTACTGTACTTCCGGCAAGACTTAAATCATTTTTTGCAGCTTGTTGATTGTCGCCAAATGATTGATCATTATGCTTAACATACTCTACATCATATGTACTACCTTGCTCAGTTACATTAAAAGTACTGTTAACAACATGTATTGGAAAATATCTAGTTGATCCTGGAACTATACTTACATTACCGTTATCGTCCCAACCTTTAAAATGTAAAGTAAGCATAAACGGTGCATCGATATAATTTTTATATCCACAACTTAAAGCTGCAATTTGCAATGTTTCGTAAAATAATCCCATACTGTATGGTTCAAATATTTTAAACGAACCATTTATAGCATCAGCTTGTTTAGTTCCTTTATTATGAGTAATAACTGTGTTTACTTCTACATCATCAATGTAAAACTCAACTCCTCCCAAAGCTAGTTCTGATGCTGTTTTAACTTTTGAAGATCCTGAGCCGCCTGATCGACAAATAATCTTCTTTGGTCCATACCGTCTATAGGTACTATCTGGACGATTTAATTCATCAACTGTTAAACAAGACAATGTCCAAATATAATTAACTGTTGCATACGGCTCTAATGGATTAGCAAAAGGCGGTGCACCAACTGCACGAGGAAGTAAAGTTCTAAAAGCCTTTGTAATTAATTCGGGTCCTGCTAACGAAGATGCTAGTGTTTCAACACTTTGAGCTTTTGATAGTATAGCTCCTTTAACTTCGTTAATTGAGCCTTCAACTGAACTCCTAACAGCATTAATATCTATGTTTGGGGAAATTAAAAAAGGATCCACACTATCCTCCTAGTACTTCAGTTAACTTTGACCCTTGAGGTAGATATATTTTTGTGCCTGTAACCATATCATAAACCGGATCTTTAATTACATTCATGTTGCGTTGAGCAAATACCCACCAAAGTTTTGTAGAACCATATAAGTCATAAGCTAACAAATCTGGTCTATGTTGATATTGCGATTCAATAGTGTATAAAATGTCGTCATCATATGCTGGCACTGGTCTAATACTTAAAATATCTAAGTATTGTCCATTAATTGTTTCTGTATTAGCAT